AGATATGAGATGTATAGACATGATTATAGTATAAACAGTCAATCTCCAGTGACTAAATCTGCAAGATTATATGATGCTAATTATTATGTTATAAATCAAAATTTTAACGTCTATGTTTGTATTGATAATGGATCATCTGGTATCAACACAACAGGAAATGCATCTCAAGATGAACCAACATTTACTGATTTAGAACCATCAAAAGCGGGTGAAAGTGGTGATGGTTACATATGGAAATTTTTATACACAGTATCCCCAAGTGATATAATTAAGTTTGATTCTACTGAATTTATTGCTGTTCCTAATGATTGGACAACAACTACTGAATCTCAGATACAAGCTGTTCGTGAAAATGGAGATTCAGATGTCAATAATAACCAAATCAAAAAAGTTTACATAGATAAACAAGGTGGAGGAGGATATACTGGTGGTTTAGGACAGGAGGTTGATATACTTGGTGATGGGACTGGTGGAAAAGTCGTAGTTGATGTTGTAGGTGGTAAAATAACTAATGCAATTGTTTCATCCGGTGGTAAAGGTTACACCTATGGAATTGTTGATCTTGGTAAAATAAATGATAATGTGTCAGATCATGCTAAATTAATTCCAATCATACCTCCATCAAAAGGTCATGGTTTTAATATCTATGAGGAGTTAGGGACTGATAGGGTTCTTTGTTATGCAAGATTCGGTGGTGACAATAAAGATTTTCCAGTTGATACTCAGTTTGCACAAGTAACACTGGTAAAAAATCCAACGTCTATTGGAACTACATCCATATATTTTAATGACTCTTATTCATCTATGAGTTCTATCAAGTTTCCAAGCACCACTACACAAAATCCAACAGTGGGTAAGGTTGTTCAACAAACTGTAACTGGTGGTACTGCATATGGTTATGTTGCATCATGGGATAAAGAAACTAAAGTTTTGAAGTATATTCAAGACAGATCTTTATATTTTGACCCAACAAACTCTGCTGTCATTGATCAGACAGATTATGACAATGTTGACTTAAGAGGAAAGGTGCTTGCGTTTGAATCGAGTCCAAATGCTGTCACATCTGATAACTTTAATGCATCAATTGATACAAACTTTAGTTCTGGTATTGCAACAGTCGGCACAAAAAATGTAGATTTAGGTGTGACCTTTACAAATGGTCTTGCATCTCCTGAAATAAATAAAGGGTCAGGTACAATACTATACATTGATAATAGGGCGACTATAAAAAGAGACTCTAGACAAAAAGAAGACATCAAAATCATTCTGGAATTCTAAAAAATGCCACAAAAAACGAATTTAAATATAAGTCCTTATTACGACGATTTTAACAAGGATAATAATTTTTACAGAGTCTTATTCAATCCGGGTAAACCTGTTCAAGCAAGAGAACTAACAACACTTCAATCTATCTTACAAGATCAGATTGAATCTTTTGGTAGTCATATGTTTAAAGAGGGATCAATGGTGATCCCCGGTAATATACAATATGATCCAGAATATTTTTCAGTCAAATTAGATTCAATTCATTTAGGAACAGCAGTTTCAGTTTACGTTGAAAGTCTAAAGGGTAAAATTTTAACAGGAGCTAGTAGTGGCATAAAAGTTCTTGTTGATAATTATTCTCTTCCAAATGACTCTACAGGAATTACAGATCTTACATTTTTTATTAAGTATTTGGACTCTGGAAATAATAATACTGTCTCATTTTTAGAAGATGGAGAAGATTTATTAGTCGATGAGGGGTTTGTATATGGTAACACTCCAATTAATTCAGGAGATTCTGTCGCAACTCTCATTCAAACAGACGCTACTGCTACAGGATCTGCGGTGTCGATTGCAAACGGTACATTTTTTATTAGGGGATGTTTTGTAAATGTATCAGCAGACAAAATCGTATTAGATCCGTATACAAATAGTCCATCTTACAGAGTTGGTCTGTTTGTACAAGAGGAATTAGTATCAGCAGACTCAGACTCTTCATTGAATGATAATGCAAGAGGATTTTCAAACTTTGCAGCTCCGGGTGCCGATAGATTAAAAATTTCTACATCTTTAACTAAAAAGGGACTTACAGATTTTAATGACAAAAACTTTATCGAATTAATTCGTCTTGATGATGGAGCAATAAAGAAACTACAAAATGAAACACAATATTCTTTAATAAGAGATTACTTTGCAAAAAGAACATTTGAAGAGTCCGGAAATTATTCTTTAAAAAATTTCAAACTAGAAGCATTTGAATCATTAAATGATGGTATTTCAAATGAGGGTATTTTTACTGATGATGAATTAACTGATCAAGGCAAGACTCCATCAGACGATTTGATAGCCTTAAAAGTATCTCCCGGAAAAGCATATGTCAGAGGTTACGATATTGAGAGACCTGTAACGACAGTATTGGATATAAAAAAACCAAGAGATACAAAGACAATTGAAAATTCATCTGTTCCATTCAGACTTGGCACTCTAATACAAGTAAATCGTGTAGCAGGAACACCAAAGATAGGATTAGATGGATCTGCTCAAATTACTTTATTTGATCAAAGAAAAGGATCAACTAATAATGCTACTGCTGGAACAGGAAGAGCAATTGGACATGCAAGGGTATATGCTTTTGAAAATCATGATATAAGTGGTGGTTCAGCAGATACAAAATTTGATTTGTACTTATTTGATATACAAACAAAAACATTTTTAACTGTTAACAAAGCTTTAAGTAATGCCGAATTACCTGCTACATCTCTTGTGGAGGGTTTAAAAAGTGGTGCGACAGGACTTGCACACATAGCAGGAGGAGGTAATACAGAAATAGAGATAATGGGTACATCAGGAAGTTTCATTAGGGGAGAAGAAATAAGAACAGTTGGAAAATATGATGATAGTCAAACAAGAACCATAGTTTCTGTAAAGGAGAATACAATCAGAGATGTAAAATCTGTATTTCAGGATGCAACTGCTTTAGGTTTACAAACTGATTTTTCTGCTGATGTAGTATTGAAACAATCACCAATTAGAGAATTGGGGCCTGGAGATGAGGTTAATGTAAGTGGATCTAATGTTTTAACCTGTGCAGGTAAGACATTTGGTTCGTTAAGAGTGGGTGATATATTAATTGTTAATCTAACTGGTAATGCATCACCTGTATTTAACCGCGTATCTGGCATTTCTACTGATTTGAAAGAAGTGACATTACAGGGAGAAACCAGTGTAACTGGTGTTTGTGTGGGAACAGTTGGTGTTTCAACATTCATAACTGGTCTGCGTGTTGGTAATCCTGCAATTCAAAACGAAGACACTGGATTATATGCAGAATTGCAAGAAAAAAATATATCTGATGTCGATTTATCTAATTCAGAGTTGACAATTAAAGCACAAATTACAGGAAAAACTACGGACGGAGTTGGCACATTAACATTTAGTACATCAGATTTAGCTACACAAGTTGGAATTTCAAGTGCCCTGTTTGAAACATTTGATAATGATAGGTACTCCGTTCATTTAAGTAATGGTAATATTGAATCTTTATCATCTGAACAATTTACATTATCTAATAATGCATCTACAGTTACATTCACTGGATTGACACCTAACCAAAGTAACATAGTAGTAAATACAACTGTTAAAAAAGTAAGTATCAGTACAAAACAAAAAACATTTGATAGAAGTCACGTTGTCAATGTTGATAAGTGTATCTCAGGTATATCTACTGTAAATGGGTTGACACAAAATAGTTTCTTTGGACTTCGTGTAGAAGATACTGTTATTTCTTTAAACACTCCTGATGTTGTTGATATTGTAGGAATATATGAATCTGTAACTAACGCTGATCCTGTGCTTGATAGATTGGTGTTTGTGAGTGGATTATCACTTAATACCGCGTCTATTTTAGGAGAGAAAGTTGTAGGATCTCAAAGCGGTGCAATTGCTCAAATAACCAGTAGAATATCCGCTACTGTGATTGAGATTGCTTATTTAACCAGTCAGAGATTCACAGTTGGTGAACTTGTAACATTCAAAGAATCTAATATAGTATCCAACTTACAGGGTGTCACAACTGGATCATATTTAAATATAACTACAAATTATACATTAGATAAAGGTCAAAGAGATGGATTCTATGATTATTCACGAATAATCAGAAAAAATAATGTAAATGTTCCCAATCGAAGACTAAAAATTGTTTTAAATCGTTATACGATTCCAAGCAATGACAAAGGAGATGTATTTACAGTCGGATCTTATGATGAAGCTAGATTTGGAAAAGATATTCCGATATTAGAAGGTGGAATAAGAGCAACAGATACACTTGATTTTAGACCAAGAGTTGCTGATTTTTCTGCAACAACTTCATCACCATTTGATTTTGAAAGTAGAAATTTTTCAACTGCTGGAACAAACCCAACATTAGTTCCATCTCCTAATGAGAGTTCTACTCTAGGAATCAGTCATTATCTACCACGTACTGATAAAATTATTCTTGATCCTTCTGCTAATATTGATCAGAGATATACTTCTGGTGAATTTGTAGTTGTTGAAGGGGTGTCATCTGAGAACCCATTAGCACCTAATGACATTGAGTTGGGTATGACAGTTGCGACGCTTGAGTTACCTGCATATCTGTATGATCCTAAAGACGCTATCATAACAATAATTGATAATCGTAGATATACGATGAGAGATATTGGTAAAATTGAAGATAGGGTTGAAAATTTAGAAATTGTTACATCTTTAAGTTTACTAGAATTAGATACAAAAACACTTCAGATACAGGATGCAGATGGTTTATCAAGATTTAAATCTGGATTCTTTGTAGATGATTTTAAAAATAATTCATTATTAGACATATCTAACCCTGATTGTAAAGTGGATATAGATTTAGAAAATCAAAATCTTATAGTCCCAACTGATTTTTATTCATTAAAACCTGAGTTAGCGTTAGATCCTTCAATAGATTCTACAACTGCTGACTTTTCATCAAATCTAACACTTCTTGATTCTGGAGTTAGAAAAACAGGTGATATTTTAACTTTAGATTACGAAGAGGTCACATTACTTGATCAACCACTTGCTTCTAGAATTGAAAACGTCAACCCATTTAGTGTCATAACATTTAGAGGTAATATGACAATAAATCCTAGTGCTGATATTTGGACTAGGAATATTATCTTAGACAACGGTAATAGAAGTGTATTTGGAGATACTGAGGGTACATTTGCAGCACAAGTTTTAGTTAGCAGTGAACCTGATACTCATATACGTTCTAGAAATATTGAATTTGATGCAGGGACATTAAAA